AATGGGCTCATGAGTTGATCGAAGAGTGTGCAGCGTTTCCTTTTGGGGAACACGATGACTATGTGGACAGTACGACACAAGCATTGATGCGTTACCGTGCTGGAAACTTTGTAGAGTTAGACGATGACTATAAGGATGACTCTCGAACATATAGGGACTATGAGTATTATAACTAATGGCCAGTGATAAAGAAATTCGAAATTTACTAAATAGCATTATTGGTATTAAGGAGTCTGAAGTAAAACCAACAACCCTTGATATTTTTGATGTTAGTAAAGCAGGAGCGGATGAAGTTGAATTACCTTTCTCCACTCAATCCACTTTATCTCCTACAGAAGAAACTCCCGTTGGTGCAAAACGTGTTAAAGAAACAGGTATTACTAAAGGTAAAACAGGAACAACTTTTTTAGGATTAGCAGAAACAGGAACAAAAGATATTCAAGAAGAAGGAAAGTTATTAAAAGGACCAGGAGAGATTGTAACTCCTGATGAAGCTACAGAAACTTTAGAAAGAAAGATTCAAGAATCTCGACCACGTATTGAAAAAGATTTAAAAGCAGGAACGGTATTTACAGAAATAAAACCTAATGAAAGTTTTGAAGCATACTATGAAAGAGTAAAAAAAGATTTTCCTAAAGGCTCTTTACAGTCTTTAAAGGATGAAGCTGCCAAACAATATGCTCTGCGTTTTCCTGAGTACAAAGCTTTAGCAAAAAATCCTGATGTTATGGAAGCTATTTTATCAGAAGCTAATTTTGATGTAGATGATTACATAGGGGAGTCTTATGAAAAAGGAATGAAGGTAAGATCAAGTCCAACAGGTGTTAGAGGAATCACAACAGAGGCGTTAGAGAAAGCAGGATATATTACGAAGGATATTGGATCGGCAATTGATAATGCTATTGAAAGTTTGATTGATGAATATCCTCAAGAAATAGAATCACAGTTTCAAACAAATCCTAAAACAGGAAAAGCATACACAAAAAATGAAGTAAAGAGATTATTAAAAACAAGATTTATTTTTGCAGCTTCTAAATATTTTAATGAAGGTGTTAAACCTAAAATGATTGAAGAGATTATGGAAAAGATGAGAGGAAGTTTTTCGGCTGTCAATGCACCAAAAGTTGCTGAAAGAATTGCAGAAAAAGTAAGACCTAAATATGTTACTCCTTTTTTGACTAGTATGTTAGGTGTTATTAAATCAGGACAAGCATCTGATTTATTAATAGCAGGTACAAAAGCAGCAGGAATTGGTATTCCCTTAGAATTAATGTTTGCACCTGAAGCCGAAGCAGCAACTATTTATGATTTAGATACTACTGAAGCAGATCTAGGTAGAAGAAAAATTGAAAAAAAGTTTGGAATAGAAACCTTACCTGGAGAAAGTCAAATTACTCTTGCCGATCTTGAAGCAAGAGCTAAGGCAGAAAAAGAAGGTCCTTATGATCCTTATAAATCGTTAGGGATAGCTACATTTCCTGAATATTTATTTGGTATAGCTTCAGTTGAAGATCGCAAAAATTTACAAAAGTTGAAAGAAGACAAATGAAAAAAAGAGTCGTAAAAAAGAAAAAGCCCGTTAGAATAGTACGACCACGTGGATTTGAACTAATGAAACCAAACAAACAACCAAAGACAAGGATATCATAATGGCCGTAGACAAGAGAGTAGAAGCTGATTTAGATTTAAACGAAGCAAAATTTGAAGTGGAAGGAGATCCGCTAGAAATTGAAAAGCCTGAGTCAGAAGTAGAAGTAACAGAATTTATAGAAGATGATCAGGGAAACATGCAACCTTTTATGGATGAAGAAAATCCTGAAGAAGACCATAATTCCAACTTAGCTTTATATTTATCCGACAAAGAATTAGATGAAATCTCAATTGAATTGATGTCATCTATCGAAGATGACAAAACCTCGAGAGAAGATTGGGAAACACAATATACAAAAGGGTTAGACTTATTAGGTTTTAAACACGAAGAACGTACTCGACCCTTTCGAGGAGCCTCTGCTGTTACGCACCCCGTTCTTGCAGAAGCAGCCGTACAATTCCAATCTCAAGCTTATAAAGAATTACTTCCTGCTAATGGTCCTGTAAAAACAGCAATCATTGGTCAAGCTAACGAAGAGTTAGAACAACAAGCTCAACGTGTTCAAGATTATATGAACTATCAAATTACGTATGTGATGAAAGATTATGAAACAGAAACTGATCAAATGTTATTTTATTTACCTTTGGCAGGATCTGCTTTTAGAAAAGTTTTTTATGATTCTTCCGAAGAGAAAGCACGATCTCAATTTGTCCCTGCGGAAGACTTAGTAGTGCCTTATGGTGCAAGTTATTTAGATGATGCCGAGCGAGTAACTCACATCATTAAGATGAATGAAATTGAACTGAAGAAAAAACAAATCTTTGGTATGTATCGTGACATTGATGTTCGACCATATAATGAAGATGATCAAGTTCAAGATAAGTATGATTCGATTGAGGGTGTTAAATCTAAAGGATATACATCTGATATGTATACTCTTTACGAGTGTCATTGTTATTTAGATTTACCAGGCTATGAAGATGCTGACGGACAGAAACTTCCTTACATTGTCACTGTTGATGAAAGCAGTAACAAAATTTTATCCATCTATCGAAACTACGAACAAGGAGATGCGTTAAGAAAAAAGAAAGCTTATTTTGTTCATTACAAGTTTCTTCCGGGCTTAGGGTTTTATGGTTTTGGTTTAATACACATGATTGGTGGTTTGTCAAAGACAGCTACCTTAGCCTTGCGTCAGCTCCTTGATGCGGGAACCTTGAGCAATTTACCAGCGGGTTTTAAAGCGAGAGGCATTCGTATTCGAGATGATGATCAACCTTTACAACCAGGAGAATTTAGAGATATCGATGCACCGAGTGGCACGATTCAAGGATCTTTAATTAATCTTCCTTATAAAGGACCTGATCAAACTTTATTTGCTCTTTTAGGTTTCTGTGTAGATGCAGCGAAGAGATTTGTTTCCGTAGCGGACTCTAAGATTGGAGATGCTTCGATTAATCAAAATGCTCCTGTCGGAACAACTGTAGCTCTCATGGAACGAGGAACTATGGTCATTAGTTCTATTCATAAAAGATTACATAATGCTCAAAAACAAGAATTTAGTTTACTGGCTAAAACCTTTCAAATTTATCTACCTCCTGTCTATCCTTACAGTGTCGGCAATGTTAATCCTGCCATTAAACAACAAGATTTTGATGATCGTATTGATATTATTCCTGTCAGTGATCCGAGCATGTTTTCCATGTCACAAAGAATTGCTATGGCACAGACGCAATTACAAATGGCACAAAGTGCTCCTCAATTACATAATTTACGAGAAGCGTATCGTAGAATGTATGTAGCCCTCAGAGTTTCCAACATTGAACAAATTTTACCTGAGCCACCTCAACCCCAACCTATGGATCCTGGAATTGAAAATGGTAATGCCATGAGAAATATGCCTTTACAAGTATTTCCTGGTCAAGATCACATGGCTCACATTAAAGCACATCAATTTTTTATGAGTTCCAATTTAGTGAAAAATAATATGGCAGTGTTAATGGTTTTACAGGCTCACATTTCTGATCACATATCAGCAATGGCCAATGAAGAAATTCAACAAGCAACTCAGGCTCAGATGATGCAAGCACAACAACAAGGGGTGCAAATGGCTCCTGAAGAGATGCAAGCAATACAAGCTCAATCACAAAAAGCGATTGCTCAACGGATTGTGGAGTTGACACAAAAATTAGTAGAGGAAGAAAAACAAATGATGCCTGATGCAGGGAAAGATCCCCTCGTCAATCTCAAAGAGGAGGAATTAAACATAAGAAAAGCTGATTTAATCAGACGAACTCAGGATGATCAAAACGATCAAACTTTAGATTTGGCTCGATTAGCACAAAAAGATCAGGTGGACAAAGAAAGAATTGAAGTATCGAGAGAGAGAAATGCTATTAACATAGCAAAAAACATGCTAGGCTCTTAGTATGGCAATTCGAACACCCAATTTAGATACTAAAATTAAAACAGCAAGCAATACGTCTACCACTACAAGACGTTATAAAGCTCCCACTCGTTCACAATTGATGAAAAAATATGCAACCTTGAAAAAAAATAGAAAAGGAACAACTTTAGATAAGAATTTACAAGCAACTTTAATTAAAAACGTCTTACAAAACACAAAAAAGGGCTAAAAAATGAACAAAAAACAAAAAAAAGTCGAAAAAGTGATGAGAGAATTTAAAAATAAGAAGTTAAATATTGGTAAATCAAAGAAAAAGGTGAAAAATCGCAAACAAGCTATTGCTATCGCTTTATCAGAGGCGGGAATGTCTAAAAAAAAGTAATGTCAGAGATTAAATTAAAAAAATATATGGATGATTTATCAAATTATATAAATCGACCTTCTTTAACAGAGGAAGAACGTATTATTATGGCAACCGCCATGCTTTATACAACTCGAATTATCTATGAAGAAAACTATGGCTCTGAAATGGCCATTAATTTAATTGACACCATAGGTGGTGGCAAGGTAGACTACGTAAAACCGACAAAACATTAAGAGGTAATAAAAATGAAAGAAAAAAGTATAGACAAAGGTCAGTATCAAATGACAGATAAGTCGAAAGTGCCTTTTAAATGTGCACCTACTGATCCTGCTAAATCTAAGACACAGGGACAGTATGCTGTTCAGGTTAAGAAAGTTCCTTTTAAGGGGGTATTCTAATGCAAAAATGGATAAAGGATCTTTGGGATAAACATCCAAAGAAAAAATGGCTCGTAATCGGTCTAGTTATCGGTTGGGTGGCCGCTCAATACATCTAATCAATGTTATCAAAAATATTAGGCGGATCTTTAGTAGACACTGTCGGTAAAGTTATTGACAGTGTCCACACTTCCGAAGAAGAAAAAGGTCAAATCAGAATTAAACTACAAGAACTTGAAAATGA